TTCCGGTTGATATTTCTGGTGATTGTTCAAAATATATATCTCTCTCAACAAAAGCAGAATCATATGTTTTTATCGATGGATATGATGACAACATATCTCCAATCTCATTAGAATGCTCAAGTCTAACACCAAAATTTATATTATATGTTTTTGTGTTTACTGTATCTATCAATATTCTTTTCTGTGCAAATACTTCAATATCACATCCAGTTATAGATTTTTCACAATTCTCTATATAATTCTCTAATTTAGTTTTTCTAAATATTGATGAAAAATTAGACAATTCGTTTGTAGCATAATCTGATATCGCCGCTTTAACCAATTGTAATATTTCACCTTCAGTTCTAGTTGTTAATTTTGAATTATATGTAACATCTCCTTTAACCAGAAGATAAAGATATTCTGGATCGAGTATTTCTGGTGTTACAGTCAAGACATTTCTTTTCTGTATAAGTTCTTCTTTAATTTTTTCTTTTTCAAGATTAGTTAAGAAGTAGTTACCTTTGGGTTTCAATGAAATGAATACTTTACCATATATGACAGGATCATTATCTTCACCGCCCCAAACTGCAACAGAATCTATATTATTATAATCTTTGGTGATCAAAGTCTCATAATCATTTTGAGTTACTGCACGATTTTGTGTGGAGTAAAAATATGGGGCTCTATACCTGATTTGTTCAATAGATTCCTTTTCAATGCCTCCATATGAAGATGCTGTTGATTGAATGCTTACATTATTTCTATATCCTGCAACATTTGATGTTGGCACAAATCTGCTAATATTATTAGCAATTTCTCCGACATTATCTAGATATGTTAATATAACAACACTACCATCTTTGGGCTTTTTTCCGATTACATCATCTCCAAAATATACAGTATATGTTGAACTTTCATTTTCCTCTATGAAATAAACAAAAGAGTTTCCAGTCAATTCTGTTATATCTTCTGCTTGCGTATACGTTATGGTATCAGTATTGGTCGTAGATTCTTGGACATTAACTAGAATACTCTCTATGTCAACATTAGATGATGGAATTTCAAACCTTCTTGATTCATTCATAGAATCCATTAGATATTGTATAGTTATAACCTCACCCTGTTTAATATTGACATTTGCAAAACTAAATGACCCACCTTCTTTATACGCGGTGTTAGAATATAAAGCAACGAATGGGTAATTAATTCCGTTTATATCTGTTCCTAGAAATCTTGTATATTTCTCAATTGTGGCAGATGTTGCATCAGTATCTTCTACACCAGAAACGGGTGTTATTGTGATATTCAGTTTACTCAATGCTCCTTGCTTACTGCCTGGAACATAATTCATGAGTTTAGCGTGTGATAAAATTGAATTTCTTAATTGTGCCGAATCAAGGAACATTTCGTTCCCTACCATATTAAGATAGTATGCCATATAATGTGTGTTATACGCAAGAATATCAAGCAACACAGACATACCAGAACCCTCAAAATCAAAATCTTGAAATTCTGATTGACTTCTTAGATATGTTTTTAAGTTTTCTTTGATAGAATCAAAATCAATTTCCGTAACTCTTAGTGCAGCTTTTTCTGTAGCCATTTATCTCAATCTTTCTAGGAATAGATTTATTGTTGCAGGTTCCCCACGATTTACAATTATGAAAGTTATTCTTACGTTATATCCATTTAAATCAGGATCGACCGATACTTCAATTCCACTATCATTCATTTCAGTATCTGGAAGTCTTACTCTTGGCTCAAAGTTTGTAATAACTTCGGCAATAGCATCTTTTAGAAATGTCGCAGTAAATATATTTATATTATCAAAAAGAATCTTCTGGGCGTTAGAGCCTATATAAGACCTGAATGGACGATCATAAAAATTGGTTAGTATTAGATTTCTAACAGATCGTTTGATCGCATCAACGCCAGTTTTCTTTACTACATCGCCCGTTGTAGGGTGTGCAATAAAGTCTAGGTCCAAGTCTGAATAGTCTGGTCTTCTTACTATGTTTTGTGCCATATATTATTTATAGAACTCCCCTAGTGCCTAAATCTGTTGGATATAATGGGTTTGGTTTTTCTGCTATTTCTTTTGGTGATCTAATAGGTGCTGCTTTTTGATCTTGTGGTTTCACACCCGGACCCGAATTGATATAAACTTTTCCACCACCAGCATCTATGCGAATATCTCCACCCTCTGTTGATATAGATATTGTTGATTTTGCTCCAATTGCTACATCCGATTGCTCTGCTTTTATTCCAACTTGTGCACCACCAATAGATGCTAAACCTCCAGATGGACTTTTTGCTTGAAGGGTCGCATTTGCTCCTTGAATGTTGATAGGCCCTTCTGATGAAGTCATATCTACAGGAGAACCACCTGCACCAAATATTTGAAATCCTTCTCCAGAAATTATATTTGTCTTTCCTGCAACCATACTGTTTTTATTTGATCCAACAACTTCATTATATGAATCATGAGTTGATGTGTTCATTTGTTTTGCTGTAACATCAAAATTGCCTTCCGCCCTGAATGTAGCATCTACTTCAGAACGAATATCAAATGTTCCAGATGTATTAATTCTATACTCACCTCTAATATCGTTATAGAATCCATTAAACACAGTCATCTTGGCCGATCCGTCTGGATTATAAATCCAACCTGTGCCACTTCTATGTTGCATGGAAATATATTCATGGTCTTTAACATCATTCATAATAAAAGTATGACCAGACCTAGTGATCATCATATCCTGAAAACCATACTTATTGGCATTAGGATTTTGCCTTGGATCACCGGGCTCTTTATATTGCGATGTTTTTCTTGGCTCGTTTTCATTTATTTTAGTTGGCATAATTCATAACTCCTTTAAGCACCGGCAAAATTGGAAGAAGTCCATAAAACAGAGGATAATGGTTGCTTTGAATCTCTGTTGTTATCGGCATGTTGACTATTAGTTTTTCTTGTTGGACTCATTCCTGCTCTATTTGCGGCTTCTCTCAATGCGGCTTGGGCCTGTGGTGCAACTCTATTAATCATATCGAATATCTGTGAAGAATCTTTACCAAAAATGTTATCCCCAACACCAGCGGGGAATGATGCAGCAGATGTCATAGAATTTAGCATAGAATTTTTAGATGTTGCAACGGTATTACTTACGTTTTCAGTCACATTTCCTGTCGCTGTTATTATTTGTTGAATGTTTCCAAATGCAGTTTCAATTTCTATCACAATATTATCTAATTTATCCAGTCCATATAAACTTTCATCTGAAATTAGTCTGTTGAATGCAGCCATAATATCTGCGACCGATGTTACTTGCGATAATAGTGCAACAGCATTTTCAATGAAGACTTCCTCATTCACTCTCCTGTCAGAAAGATATGATATAGTATCCTGTTCCTCTTTCAAATCATCAATTAATGCTAATAATATTGCCCAAATTTCAGGTGGAATAGAATCCTGAATTTTTTTCTTATTTTCATCACTTAAGTTTTTGAGAGATTTACCAAGATTTAAATTCGATCCTGGTAGAGAACCAAATGATGATGGATTTAATATACCGGCGAATTGTGCCAGTGCAGTTGGAATTTGGCCTATAGATGGTAATTTTCTTCCAGCGGTTTCTGCATATTCACCATTTGTAATTTTATTTCGTCTGTTTGAATGTTTATATACTTTACCTTCATCATTTTGCTGAGTCTTTAATCCTCTAGCATCAACATATCCTTTAACTTCACTGATAATTTTTGACGGCCAATTTATTGCAGTCTCTCCTGGGGGGAACCACGACCATCCAGATAAATTTCCTGGCATACCTTCTTTGTCGTGAAGAATATCTGTCATTGGACCTAATATGATACAATCATTTCTACCTGTAGTTTTCAATGCAAGCACCAACTGCCCATTATCAAAAGGTCTCATATTCTGGCCGTGTTTTGTGCCAACAGAGGTGCTTAATGCAATATGTTGTGGATCAACGCCTTGCCCATGTTCTGGAAATGCTATCTGCATATTTCCAGATTGAGTTGGGTCTTGTATTCCTGTAGGACTGTCTTCTGTTCCATTGCCAACAACACGACCAATACTGAAAACTTGTGTAAAATCTTTTGGGCCACCTAACGACATTAAACCACTCCTTCTCCAATACTTCTGCTTACACAATCGACTGTAGTTGTGCCATATCCACCATATTTAATATTATGTGTCATGCTAACAATTAAATAATCCCCTGTTCCATAATTTGGAATAAGATTGCCGTTGTCTGCTGCCATCTTATTCCATAGTTCTAATCTAATCATTTTTCCTGCGTGTAAATCCGGATTCCAAGGTACAGTCATTCTCAATGCTATTCTATTTTGATCAATAAGAGACATTCTTGCTTGTCTTAGTTGTGCATATTTAGCGGACTGGTCCTCACATGCATTTTGTTGTGATGCGGAACCCACATTAGACAATACAGATTTTAGAACACCTGCACCAGCACCACATCCTATAGTTTGATTGCCCAACAGGCTTATCATACCTTTTAATGGGTTGAGTGCTATGACCGATATATTTTGATTCACTCCATTCAACAAATCTGTAAGAAGATCGAAGTCACATGGAAATGAATGTGTCGTAATGCCAAATGGATATGCATAGCCTGCTGATGATCCGGTTTCTTGAAAATTGAAGGCTTTACCGCCAAATAGATTTGATTGTGATGTTAAATATTTTAGAGACCTGAAATGATGAGTCCCATCACCATCATCAATCTTATATGTCATATAATGGACGAATGAAGGATCATTCCCATCTAATGCAGCATTTGCTTGTTGAGTGACAACCTGAAATGGATGAATATTTTCTGCAATATAATCTCTTGCTGGCATAGAACTTTGAACATCAAGATTTTTAGCACCAGCACATGAACTTAACACTTCACTGACTACACTGGATGGTGTAGTACATTTCCAAGATTTACTCACAAGTGTTGCTGCATCATCTAATAGTGTTTGATGACAAGCATGGATTGTGAAGTCTTCTGTATTATTATTATAGAGATGTCTTCTATCCAACCTATATACTGGTTGGCTTATTACCATTCTATGAGATATTCCAAAATCTTTTAGAGATTCTTTTTCTAATTCAATTAAAATTGCTGCACCTTTTAGGGCATCCAGATTCTTAGGACTTTTACTTCTTACTCCTAGATGGTGTAATGCACTATGAAATCTTACTGCTGTTTGTAATCCTGGTGTTAACAAACTTTCACCCAAAATTATTTCCATAGGTGTCAATTGTTCCATCACTGTAGTTAAATCACCAGAGCCCGTAAATCCTATGTTTATAGAAACTAAAGACTTATCATTATAATTCAGGTCTTTGTCGGCCATTATCTAAATCCTCTAATATAAGGAATATTTCTGGTATTTTGTGTCAAATTATCCAGTTCTCTCACTATCTGCTGATAATATTCGGGTTTGATAATTTTGATGCTTCTTTTAGCCTCATTTAATTCTGCTTCATAATCGTAATTTGTTATTCTATCTCGATATGTAACCTCAATAACAGTCCCTGTTCCAATTTCAATATTATTTGTTGCATCAACATCTTGAACATCTGCTAAATTTCCATAATGATCGTATGGAACTGATATAGACATCTCCGATGCAACATTAGATGAATTTACAACATATCTAAATTCCGATATGACACCACTTTTCGATTCTTCTCGTTTTATAACCTTTTCATAATGATGGTAGGTAGTTTTAGCATTTTCAACCGATCCATATTTGTTGATTATATATTTTTGAAAAGCGTTATATCCTAAAGGCCAATCGTATTGAGGATCGACTATATCATTAGCCATCAATATGACCCAATGTGCTTCAGAATTTCCATATACCTTCTCGGCAAGAATTTCTGGTGTATCTCCTTCCATGATAAGATGTTCATAGTATGAAGAAATGTTATTCAATACTTCTCTTAGAACTCTAACTCTAAAGAAAATATTGGTTACTGTTTGATAGTTTGTTAATCTTTTACCTTGAATGTTATATGGTATTCTAGGAAAAGTATCAAAAAAATTGCTCATATTAGAACCCTTGTAGAACTCTTTGTTTATGAATTGGCTCAAGTTCACGGAATCCCATACTCAATCTTACAGCAACTGGATGACCGTTTCTAAATGTTGAATATGTACCCGTTGGTGCATAGTCTACTTCAATTCTTTCAAGTACACAGGTATTAACTCTTAAGATGTTCATATTCTCAACACCCTTATTAAAGAATGTTATATCAAATTCTGCTGGTGGAATCCAAGTCAAACCTGCCGTAATATCACTATATTCTGGTGCTGCGTGAAATCTTAATGTTTTTACTATTGCTTTTAGGTTAATAGACTCTTGCTCATTTCTTGGAGCCATAAGAACTTCAAATGTAAATGCTCTTACAGTAGTGTTGGAGAATAGAATTTCTACCATAGGATTGATGGGTGCTTGTGCTAATTGCGATACTACACCCAAAGCCTGTTGACCAGGACCACTTATAGCCGTTGCGGCTGCTCTTAATGCAGTTCCAATCACACCACCAAAAACTTTACCGGCAGTTGCTAGATAAGGAGATACTGCAACACCAAGTTTTCCTCCAAGTGCAGTCAATGATATTTCTTCATATACGTTTTGCGTATGATAGATCAGTGGAGATGGCATATGTAAAGCAATGGATTCGGCGATTCTTCTTGTTGCTCTTGGAATAGAAATTCCGGGCCTGCTACCATCACCAGAACCAGTAGCAAAAATTTCATTACTCGGCCCGCCTGGACCATATCTAAGAATATCGACCTTTGATCTTTCGTTTGCACCTAGTACGGAAAATTGGTTTGTATATCTCCCTGCTGCTGCACGACTTCCAAATCTAGTTGGAACATTGATATTGATAATCATATAATGCCCAAGATCACTCATTCCAAGATCATTTGGAAATACTAAATACTTAAAATCATATCTAGACTGTGCTAAGTCTGGAGTATAGTTATCTGATATCTGGGAGTTATTTTGCGTTGATGGTATATTTACTGCCATTTAATCCTCTTACTATAGGGCAAATATATTTATATGACAGCATACAAAGGAAAATTCAATCCCAAGAATCCGAGTAAATATAAAGGTGATGTTGATAATATCATATGGAGAAGCACTTGGGAATTGAGAGTTATGAAAGAATTGGATGAAAACCCTAATGTGTTGGAATGGTCATCTGAAGAAGTTATCATTCCTTATGTGTCACCAGAAGACGGAAGATATCATAGATATTTTCCAGATTTTCTTGTCAAGGTCAGAACAAGAAATGGTGAAATTGAAACGCAATTGTTGGAAGTGAAACCATATCACCAGACACAAGAGCCTAAAGTGCAGAAAAGAAAGACCAAGAAATATATTACAGAAGTTGTAACTTGGGGTAAGAATAAAGAGAAATGGAAGGCTGCTAGAGAATATTGTGCTGATAGAGGCTGGAAATTTAAACTTATCACAGAAAAAGAGTTGGGAATAAAATAAATAAAAGATGGCAAAATATAAACCAAAAGAAATCAAAGACTGGTTCATAGGTAAGGCAAGAACTGCCGCTGGATATAGAAAAAAGATTATTGGCAATTCCATGAGAAGCCGTAGCGATCCAGCTATCGGCAAAATGTTTTTCTTCTATTATGATCCAAAACATAAAGAAACACTACCTATGTATGATAAATTCCCTATGGTGTTTCCTATTCAAGAATATAATGATGGTTTTCTGGGACTGAATCTACATTATCTTTCTGTAGATGAGAGGCGTGCTATCATAGGTAAATTGTCTGAGTTTGCTAACAATAAAAGATTTGACGCAACAACCAGACTAAGATTGTCGTATGATCTATTACAGAGTTCCAAGAGATTATCAACTCTTGCAAGGCCATGTATTAAGAGATATTTATTCAGTCATGTTAGAAGTATGTTTATTGAAATAACTGCTGATGAATGGGATAAGGTCATAGAATTGCCAGTAGAAATGTTTGTATATAACCGATAAGGAGTTAATCAGTTGTCAATTATAGTATTACAAAATGCACCTAGAAATTTAGACCTTATGTCTTTTAAAAGTGTGTTGGATTCTTATGGTGGTCTTGCGAAAACTTGTAGATTTGTTGTTAGAATAAATCCAATAGGAATTTTTTTGCAACAGTTAAATTCCAACTCTATAACTAGAGATTTAATATATCTGACAGAAATTGCTGAAATGCCCGGAAAAGGATTTATGAACGTCGATGTTAGATATTATGGACCCAATCAAAAACTTCCATTTCAAAGCACATATGAAGATGCCAACATGACATTCTTGTGTAGACAAGGTGCACGAGAAAGACAATTTTTTGATGATTGGATGTATGTCATTAATCCCACCAACCATTTTGATTTCACATACAGAGATGAGTATAGAAGTGATATTGATATTTTTCAGTACGATGACATTGGAGATGATAGAGGGAATCCAATTCCACAGTATAAGTTGACATTGAAAAATGCATATCCCTTGATGTTAAATCCTCAGCCTATGACATGGGCAGATCAATTGTTTCAAAGAGTAATTGTTAACTTTACATATACACATTGGGTTCGTGATGATTTCGTGCAACCATCACAATCAGATTTGGTTATTGGTAGACCAAATGACAGATTACCAATTAGTAGATAATATGGAGATATAGAGAATGCTTCCTAAAATTGACTTGCCTATTTATGAAATAAAATTGCCTTCGTCTGGAAAACCAGTGAAGATTAGACCGTTTGTCGTTCGTGAAGAAAAACTACTTCTCATTGCTTTAGAATCAGGAGATGAAAGAGAGATTATTGAAACCACTAAGCAGATTGTGAATAATTGTTTGGTCGATAAAGTTGATATTGATAAGCTGCCGTTCTTTGATGTTGATTATATCTTTATTGCTCTTAGAGCCAAAGCAGTTGGCGATACTATTGATGTCAAATATACTTGCTATAATGAAGTAGATGGAACATCATGTGATAGTACCTTTCCTGCTAAAATTGATGTAATGAACTATACTTTACTCAAAGATGAAAACATCAAAGATAAAATTCAACTAACTGGAACACTGTCTGTCAAGATGAGGTATCCATCATATACTGTGATGAGATTACTAGATTCTGATATGTCAAACTTTGATAAGAAGATTAATATTATTGCAGAATGTGTTGATATTGTAGCAGATAAGGAAAAAGTTTATACACGAAAAGATTACACGAATGATGAACTTATAGATTTTATTGAGAATCTTCCACAACAGCAGTATAAAAGACTAGAAGAATTTGTTGATAATTTTCCATCTTTTGTCATTACATCCAAAGCTACTTGCCCAAAATGTAAGTATGAGCACACTTTAGATTACAGAGACTTTACCGATTTTTTCGTCTAATGCTTGGTTACGATACACTGATGAATCATTTTAAGACAAACTTTTCATTGATGCAACATCACAAATATAATTTAAGTGATATTGAAAATATGATGCCCTGGGAAAAGTTTGTTTATGTGGATATGTTGAGACAACATATTAAACATCAGGAAGATTTGGCTCGTGATCAAGCAGCAGCAATGAAAGCACAACAAAGAACGAGATAAGAAATGGCAAAAATAGACCCTAGCAAACTTACAGTAGATTTCAAATCTTTGATGAGACTTAGCATGTCTGATAGATATGCTATGGCACAAAGTTCTCAAGGTCAGAGTTATCTGGCATCATTAACTCCTACACAATTTGCTATGCTATTTCCAGATTATTATAGACAAAGATTGCCCGATATGGGA